CGAGCATCTTTCCCATGACGGCCATCGCGCGTTCAAACTTCGGATGCCCCGGCCCAAACCGATGTAATTTAAGCGGCTCCGTCTCAGTCACGATCTCTCTCCTGTTGATGGGATGCGCGGGTGCGGAAATCCATCTGCTCGCGAGTCTCGAATTGCGGATGCCCGAGCTTCGGCTCCCAATCGCGCTGCCAGTGACGATAGTTCACATGGTCCAACCCGATGTCGATTGCGCAGTCCTCGCAATACCAAGCGTAGGAGCCGTGGTTATACCAAAGCGCAGGCTCAGCTTGGCAGCGCTCTCGGTTGCACGCGCCACCCTCCTTGCCCTTGTTTGGCTTGTGAGGAGCGCCGAACGGCAGATCACCGTAAGCCATGCCTGTCCTCCACCGATTGAGATTGTCTATCCATGAGGGAACCCCTTGGTGGGCGCATCGGCGTTGCTCACGGGAACAGCCAATCGGCGGCACGGACCATGCCGCGCTCAGGATAGTCGATCAGGCTGAGCGACTTGAGACTGGACCGCGGATTGCCATACGCTCCGCCTATCGGTGAGTAGCCGGCCTTGGCTGCCAGATCGTCGTTGGTGAGCGCATCGGGATACGCCTCCAACACCGGACGCAGCACGCGCTGCTGAGGCCCGTTCAGCTTGCTCAGCACCCGCCGATGCAGCTCCTCACGGGTTGTCGGCGCGTCGGGCGCTTCGGCTTTCTCCGCGCCCGCGGCGGTAAGCGCGATCTTTCCCGGCACCGGATAGTCAATGAGCCCCATCGACTTCAGCGCGCTTCGAGGATTCCCGTATGCCCCGCCGATCGGGGAATAGCCGGCGATGAACGCAACCTGCTCGTTGGTCGGGCGCTCGATGCCGAACGCGGCCCACCACGCGAGCGAGTTGAGGACGCGCTGCTGCGGTCCATTGAGCCCCGCCGATGCTGTCACCGTCATCCGCTCGGGCGGAACGCGTTCAAAAGCCGCTACGGACGCCGCTGAGCGCTTCTGGGGCGCAGCGAGCACCTTTCCGCCTGCCAGCGCGGAAATCGCTTCCACGGCCCGCTGTAGGCCCTCTGCGTAACCCTCAGCGCGGGCAGTCTCCTTTGCGGCGTCAATGTCGGGGTCGGGCAGCGCGAAGATCGGTGCCGGTTGCGGAGCCTTCGCCTTCTCCGCCTTCGCCAGCTCGCGGGTGAGCCGGGCAATCTCCGCCTTCAGCGCCTTTGGGTCATTGGCCCTAGCGTCATCTTCGATCGATGCGAGGCGGCTTTTCAATCCCTCGAGGTCAAGCGGCTTCAGTTCCTTCCGCTCAACGCGCTCGCCGCGCTTCGGCGTGCGCGAGCTGTCGAACGTCACCTTCATCGGGAAGGCGGCGGTGTCGAGCACGCCACGGTTCGGAAGCCATACGACGCCCGTTCCGGTCGGAAGCGTCGGAAGCGCCCCGAGGATTTCCTTGCCTTCTTGGCGATCCGCCTGCCCTTCGATCCATGCGCCGAGTGCCGCGCGGTCCTGTGAGCTCGTCAGCTTGAACGCCACCAGCCCGTCGACCTGCGAAAGCACGTTCTTGTTCAGCACGGCCGGACGCTGCGTAATCAGCCACGGGATGAAGCCCTTCACGCGCCCGCGGCGAACGATCGTCTCCATCATGCCGAGTAGTTTGGGGCTTTCGCCCTTGTCCCGCTCCACCTGCGGCGCCCACATGTCCGCTTCATCGAAGATCAGGTGCACGGGCTCGTTGCTCGCGTGGCGGTAGAGCGCGGTGAGGAACGCCAGCATGAAGTGGACTTCCGCCTTCTTCGTGCCGAAGCCGGAGAGGTCCAGGATCGCGCTTTCGGCCATGCCGGCGACGGTTTCGCCAATCAAAGTTCCGGCATTTTCGTTCAGCGGCAGATCGCCATGTTCGCCACCGAAGATCACGAGCTTGCCCTTGTCACGCCACGGGGCGGATGAGCGCCCGTCGGCACAAAGGCCCATGCCCCACCACACGCCGAGCGGATCGGGGATGATGACGCGGCCGCCGCTGGCGAGCAGACGCTCGACGCCGGTCCCGGCATTGTAAGTCTTGCCAGATCCTGCCGTGCCGACGAAGCCTAGGCGATCGTCGAGGGCCGCGAGCGGTATCGGATGCGAAGCGGCGCGCGGCCGCTCCAACGTGCCAGCGTCAGCCATTCAAATCTCCACTTTGGGAATATTTCGGGAGTCTGAGCACCGCTCGATGCCGTTCGTTTCCGCTCCGTTCCGCGAGCGGCGAAAATGAGCGCTTGAGAAAAGGCCGAAATCCAGCCATTTCCGAGGGCAGGGCGGTTAGCTCAGCTGGTAGAGCATCTCGTTTACACGGGGTTGGCACTGCTCAGTTTTCCCCGCTTTTGCGCCGTTTGTCGGCGGCAGTGTCACGAACCTCGTGAATATTGCGGGACTCTGAAGCATCGAGGCCGCGGCGAACGTCCTCATCAGAAGCGTGTGCGTAGCGCAGCGTCGTCTTGATGTTCTTGTGCTTCAGCGCGTCCTTGGCCAGCACCAGGTTGCCCGTCGCGCGAAGGATGCGCGTGCCGCGCGTGTGCCTCAGATCGTGGAAGCGAAAAGCGCTTATGCCAGCTTCCTCGAGCGCCTTACCCCACGGGCGCCTCCAGCCCCATTGCGTGAACGGGTATCGCTCGCCCTGGAGCCGCGCCACGTGCTTGCGACCCTTGCTGTCCACGAATGCCTTGCGGCTCTTCTGGCAGATGTAGGTGAACACGAACGGCCCCGCCTTCGGCTGATTGGCGATGATCGTCACCAACTCGTCGTTCAGCGGCCGATCGGCGAGCTTGCCGCCCTTCAACAGCGTCTTGGCGATGCCCTGGCCAAGATTGACGTCCGCCCATCGAAGATGCCGGACCTCGCGCAGCCGCCAGCCTGACAACAGGGCGAACCTCGCGAAGTCGCGCATGTCGACGCGCAGCTTGTCGAATAGCCGATCTTCCTCGTCATGATAGAGCTCGCGTGGATCCTGCTCGGCGACCGCATATCGAAGCGCACCCCAATCAGGCATCTCGCCGATGTCGTGCGTTTTTGCGACCCTGCGCCAGATCGGTCGTGCGACCTCAATCTCCCGATTTACTGTGCTCGCCTTCACCTTGCCTGCGCGCTTGGCGAAGTGGCTGGCGAGATCGCTTTGTTCTATTTGTGAAAGATACGAGCCGGGCCCGAGCGCTTCGACTAGGCCGGCAATGATGTAGTCGACCGTCGCCGACCACTTGCCGTTGGCCCTGAGATAATCCTCGTAAATGGCCGCCGCGGCGTCGAGTGTGATCAGCGGCTTCTTACGTTTGCCCGTGTCCAATGCGATCTCGGCGCGAACCTTGGCCTCGAATCGATCGGCATCTCGCTTGGTCTTGCAGTGCGTAGTGCCGTTGAACCGCTGCCCCTTCAGAACAAAGTCATAGACGTAAACGCTACTGCCATTGGGCAAATAGGTGCTCATCCGCCAAGCCCCTGCCGCCTCGCCTGCCGGCGGGCCGTGAAGCTCAGCACATTGCCACTGTCCTTCCGTTGCGGTCTAGCCCTGCCACGCGGCCTCAACTGGCCGAGCTCGACCGGCGTCTCGACGACTGCCTGCCGCTCGATGAAGGCGGCGCAGTCCTCGGGGCGGTAGCGGATCATGCGTTCTGTCGGCCGCACGTAGCGGATTTGCCCCGTCTGACGCAGCTTGCGCAGGGTGCGCGGGTGCATTTGCAGCCGTTCGGCCGCCTGCTCCTCGGTCAGAAGGAGCGGCTCGGTCATGCTGCTTCGCTCCGTTCGATCGGCAGGGCTTCCACCATCGCGATCCGCTCCCCGATCCAGTGCATGACCGGAACCGCCATCGAATTGCCGAGCGCCTTGTATCGTGGCCCGTCAGCTGCCGGCTTTCCGCGATAAGGAATGAGGGTGTAGTCGTCGGGGAAGCCCTGAAGACGTTCGCACTCGCGAGGAGTGAGGCGGCGGACGATCGTTCCGTAGCTTACCCCATGCTCAGCACCAGCCGAGAGTGTGTGCGCTACATCGTCCCCGATCCCGCATCCCTGCCGGTTCACGGCGTCCCTCTTATCCGGGTCCCGCAAAGCATTGCGGAGGTCTAGCGCGATCGCATGTTGGTCGCGGCAAGTGAGTGAATACATGACGCCATCGCCACTGACGCCGAGACCGTTTTGCTTCTTCTCTCGGGGAGTGTTTACGCTCTGAATTGCAACGGCCTGAGTGTAAGCATCAGTATCGACCGGACCTGTCCTTTCAGGCCAGTTGTCGATGTCTTGTCTCGCGTTGAATCCGTGCGCCAGAACGGCACCAACTCCGATCCCGCCGCGACCGCCATTAGGCGTAAGAACCGCGTTGGCCAAATCGTCGCCTAGTTCGGCTTGGGGCGTTCCGTCCCTGCCACGGATTGCAAGGCTTCGCGCAGCACGATGGGCAGTTCCTTCCCGCGTATCTCGGCGCGGCGGAGGATTCCCCGACAGGCTGTGGCGCTCAAATAGAACCGCCGCGGCACGTCGCCAGTCTCCAAGATATCCGACAACAAACACGCGGCGGCGGCGCTGTGGAACTCCGAAGAACTGAGCGTCAAGCACTCGATAGGAGCCATGATACCCGAGTTCGACCATGCCCCCGAGAATGGAACCAAAGTCCCGTCCTCCGTTCGATGACAGGACGCCGGGGACGTTCTCCCAAACCAGCCACCGGGGCCGTGTGCGGTCAGCCAGCCTAAGATATTCGAGCGCCAGGTTGCCGCGGCCGTCGTCCAAGCCTCCTCTGAGGCCCGCAACGCTGAAGGACTGGCAGGGCGTTCCTCCGACAAGAAGGTCAATTGGGCCATACTCATCGGCTCCGATGGTGGTGAAATCGCCATGCAGCGGGGTGTCGGGATAGTGATGCTTCAGGACGGCGCGCGGAAACGCCTCGATTTCAGAGAATGCAGCGGCTTGCCATCCGAGCGGGTGCCACGCGACCGTCGCCGCCTCGATGCCGGAGCAGACGGAGAGATACCTCACCGCAGCCAAGTCCTCCGCACCCTCTCCATCCACGGCAGCGGCGGGTTCTTGTCGCCGGTCACATGCACGGCGGCCCAATCGCGAGCGGCGATCTCGGCGCGCAGCAAAAGGGTGATGTCCTTGGGCTCATCGGCCGGCACGACCTTGAGGTTCGGGCGGGTCATCGGTCGAAATTCCTGCGCTGCATTCGCTGCAAGGTGGCGCGTGGATGCTCGCCGGGACGCATCTCCTCCCCGCAGCCGACAACGCCGCCTTTCCATGAGCCACGCTGGTTTCCAACCTCTTCGCTGAACTCGACTTCAATCGTGTGCTTGACCCGACGACGAACTGGGATGCCGAAGATACGGTAGATTGAGCGCGTCCGATTTCTCGTAACCGTCGCTGTCACATGCTGAGCCTCACCATCGCTCGTCATGTAGTGGAACGGCCATTCAGCCTTCCACGCGGGAGCACCCTGCCGGGTTGCGTCGTAGCTGCGCGGCATCACTGCATAGGGAAGCCAACGTTCGTCATCGGTCAGATATTCGCGCAGATAGTCGTCTCTGCGCTTGTTCCAGCCCCACGGCGGGTAGAACCACTTGCTCTTGGTTCCCCAATAGGTGTGCAGCTCGAAGGCCCACTCACCGCGAAGACTGAAGCTGAAGCCGTAGGTGGGGCGCTCTAGCCCGAGATAATCCATCTCGCTGCCAAAGAGCCGCCGAGTGAGCGCGTTCTGCGGAAGAGTGATGAAGAAGCGCGGCCACCCCACGGCCAGCATCAAGCCTGGCTCCTCGTAGCAGTAGAGCTTCAGCGCGACGCCGACGAACTTGTGGTCCAGTTCGCCCCACGAAAAACGATAGCTGCTGTCGCGCCGCCGCTTGCCCAACAGCCTAGCCCATAGAGGAGCGATAGGCTCTGGCGCGTATGCGGTCATTTCGCTCACTCCGCCCCCTCCTTCGCCTGCTCCTGCTCGGCCCTGATCGCCTGTCTGCGCTTGTCGGCCGCGACCTCGACACGAACCGCGTCCTCGTCGAGCATGGCGGCGATATCGAGCTCGTGCTTCGTCAGGATGCGCGCAACGTCCATCACCGCATTCGTCGCCGGGTCGTTGATCTCCGCGATGATCGCGTCGGCGATGGCCTTGCCGGGGTGGGCTTCGGCGATCTCGGCTTCGATCTCTTCCGCCTGCTCGGTGATTTCCGGCTGCTCGACCGGCTCCTCGATCTCGCCGTCGATCTGATGCTCGATCGCGTCCAGGCGGGAGAGCGGCTGCTGCTCTTGCGCCGTCAGCGCTTGCGGCGGTTGCTGCTGCGCATAGCCAGCCGAAGGCGTCATGAACTCGTCACGCTCGATGAGCGCTTCCACGTCGGTCGACATAGGCAGTCGCTTGGCATGGTGTTTGATGACGGTTTTGACCGCCGCCTCGTCGAAGAACTTGGTCCGCATGAGGCTGTTCGCGCCCATTGGGTTCTGTGCGAGCGCCTTGTCGATGCGCCACCGTGGCAGATAGTCGCGGCTCTTGCTGCCGTCCTTGAGCGTGACGATGGAATAGGCGCCGACGACCTCGCCGGGATCGCCGTCCTCGTAGGGCTTGTGGTAGATGCGCTGGTCGTCGCCGAGCAGCCGCTCGAACGTGTCCTTCTCGAAAACCGGCGCAGTTTCCCAGTTCGTGATCTGGCCCGAGTTCCGGACCTTCTTCATGATGCCCGCGACCATCGGTTGCCACACGGCCTTGCCCTTGAACGGGATGATCGCGCCCTCGCGGCCGTCCGGCAGAAGCCCGTCCTGCGCCGCTTTGGTCAGCGCGCCGAATAGCGAGCGCCGCTCGACCTTTTGCGGGTTCAGCAAGTCGGGATTGTTCTGGACCGCCGTCTGAGCGACGCGAACGAACCGCTCGACGGGAATGTGGTTCGGCAGCGCCATCTTCAGCTGCTCGACGAATGCGGGCTGCGTCAGCGTCTGGCGGAATACGTCGACCGGGCTTGCGGTGCGCTCGGCAAGTTGGGTTGCCATGTTCAAACTCTCCTCAGAACGGGACGCAATCGAGGTCGAAGCGGGTGACGCCGACCTTCTGCGTTTGGAAAACTGCGAGGGCCGGCAGCACGAAGAACTGTTCGCCGGGATTGTCGGTGGCCAAGCGCTTCGCCTCATTCTCGGCGATAGTCTGAGTGCTATGCTTCACGGTCGGCTCACGACCGCCTTCGCGCCACACGAGCCAAAACGGCGGAAACTCGCCATCGCGCATTACTGGGCCTCCTTCACTGTCAATCTGCGGTAGGCCCTGCGGCCTCGGATGATCTCGCCAGGCTCGGCGACGCGCTCCGGCACAGCGGCAACCGTCGTGGCGCGCACCGTGAAGCCATTAAGCAGCGCGACCGATGCAGCGCCGAGCTTGTCGAGCAATTCGGCCTTGGCGGCGTCCTCCCGCTTCTCGGCATCCAACCGAGCTTCCCTCGCGAAGAGGAACGCCGCCGCGGCTTCGTGCGCGAGGTTGTCGGCGGTCAGGTCGACCGTCTCGTCGTTGCCCTCGCGGTAAAGCTCCGTGATCGTGTCGAGATCGCGCGTGTAATCGGCCGGCGGCGGGTCGTTCGCCTCGATGCTCTGCCAGAAGTCGGCGACCCTGCGCTCGATCTCGGCGTAGATCTTCGGCCGGAAGTCGTAGCAGAATCGCTCGAGGCGGTTGCCGCCGACCAGCACAAGCACGTCGCCCCACTGGACGCTGGCAAGCCCTTGGCCCGCTTGCGATTGAAGCAGGTAATGCGCTGGCGGCTCATCGCCCCATTGCTTGCGGACAAGCCAGTCGGCCATTTTGATCTCGACGTAGCCGCGGCCCCGCTGTGGGCACGTCACCAGCGCGTCGGGATGCGCACCGAGGCCCTTGCCGTTGGACAGGCGCGGGTTGCGCTCGATGTCCGTGTAGCCGTAGCGCTCGGCGGCAGCTTCGAGGATCGCGCCTTCGAGCCTGATGCCCCAATAGATGCGCTCGTCATCCGGCGTCCCGTCGGGCCCGATCACGTCGAACGCCGGCGTGGCGATGTTGCCCTTCTTCCTGTGCCACAACTCGAACTTGGTCAGGTACGGGCAAGTGTCGAAGAGGGCGCTGACCTCTGACGAGCCGACGTGCCGCGCGCGGAACTGCGCATCGTCCAGGCTTTCGTGCGAGGGCGCGTTCAAAGCACAGCCTCCGCGACCGCATCTTCGATCTGCCGCCACGTCAGCCCGGTCGCCTCCACGAACCGCTGGCCGAATTCTTCCCGCAGGTCTTCGATGCGCGTGTCGGCCTCGCTCATGCGGTCGTCGGCGTCCGGCTCATCGCGCTCGGCATCGGCAAGCGCTTGTTCCCAATCGCGCCGCGCTTCCTTCAGGTCGAGCAGGACGTTGGCGAGGGAGCGCGGGCGGATCGCGGGCTGGACGACGTTCACGCCGC